ATATCAAAGTATATGCTTAGTAATACTCGGGATGCTAAACACCGCTACTTCGTAGCGTATCTGCCGACTTTTAGGTTATTATTAGTAATCCTTTGTTATCATAATGGTAATAAGAATATGCCTTGTTTTCTCTAAAAAGTCGGCAGACACGAAGTAGCGAAGCGGCGTCGAGCATCGCAGGTATTATTTAGAGAACTTCGAGAGATTACTTTGCGGTTATAGAAGGCTCTTAACTATCTTTTTTGTTTTGTATTTGAAAAATTGATATTAAGATATTTAGATTATATATCAATCAATGAAAGAATATATATATATTCTTGCGAACAAAGATTGGCAATACGAAAATAAGTTTAAGTTTGGATATACCAAAAATCCAATACAGCGTATTAAAGATAGCCACGAACAACATTCCTATTTATCTACCTATATAGCATTATATGAAATCGATAGAGCGACTGAATATTCGATGGTATTTAACGAGTATGATAAGATAGTTTATCAGTTATCATCAAACAGGATAGCAAAAATGAAAAAAAAATATAAATATCCATTCGATAATTTAGAAACAATTACATCATATTTAGTCGCAAATAACGGCTCAAATGAGTTTATATACAAAGAGGGTTTAGAAGTTTTCGAAAGAATTATGTTAGATGACTTTGATATATTAGGATTAAAAGCGAAGAAGATTGTTGTAGATGATGTAAATTTAGAAATCAAAGAATACTATGATAACTATAATAAAAATAGAGAACATCCGCATCAAGATTTCGACACGAGTGACGACGAAAGCCAAGAATGTTATATGTGTCCTAATTGTGTTAATTGTGAATGTATACTGCCAACATCAAGTATTACATTGAGAATATATCAGCAGGAATTAATAGATAAAATAATACCACAGATGCAAGATAAATATAGATGTTATTTAGAACTACCAACGGGTGGTGGGAAATCTGTCATTGTATATAATGTAATCAATAATATAAAACCAAAAATTATAGTAATATTTAGCCCTCGAAAAATTATCAATGAACAGAATGTAAGCAGAAAATATGTAGATATACTTCAAGATAATTATACGATAATTGATGATATCACACGTATTACAAAGAAACACACACAGAATACGATAATAGTATCTTGTATTCAATCTTGTAATAAAATATATGACGCAATTATAAAATATAATATATGTAATATATTCATCTGGTTCGACGAAGCCCATTGGTCTCTTGAAGGTTGGGTAGGTACTACACTCGATAAATGTAAAGAGTTTTTACTTAATGACGATAAGCATATCGCTTATCGCTTATTCACATCCGCATCACCCGATGAAAACTATATAAAGGAACATAGGCAAACATACGGCGAACTTATTAATGATGTTTCAGTAAAGCAATTAATAGACGATAAATACTTATGTAATATCAACCCGTATATCTTCTCTGCGAGGAAGGATGACCCGAACATCTTAGAGTATAATCTTAAAAATTTCGAAGAAAATAAAAAGATGTTTGGTATGAGTTTTCACAATAATAGAGCGAATGCTCGTGTATTGTTTATAAAACATTATGAATACTATATAAAGGGATTTACGACAGTGCTTCCATTCCTTTTACTAAGCGATTATAATGATATTGACTTAACTGATATTGATGGTAGTCTTTTACATTACAATTATAAGGATATTAAAAGTTTTGAAAAAACTGAGAATAGCATTGGTTATGTGGTTGCACAATATTCGATGGGGTACGACTTTAATAAGATTGATACAATATTTTTAAGCGACCCTAAACTATCTGCGAAAGATATCATTCAAACGATAGGACGTGGTATGCGTCCTGATATGTTAGGCATTGATGGAACGAACTTAGATAAGGTGCTTCATATTTATATGCCGACATTCTTAGAAGGCGATGAGGATACAGCAAATGAATATAAAAGAATTATAGAGGTGTTAAAATATTTGCTTACTCATATTAAACTTACCTTTGATATCATCAAGTTTAATAGCATAAAACAGAAGAAGGATAAGAGTATAAATGAAAATGATAGTGAAATTTATAAAGGTTGTGAAGAAGTGAAAGCGAAATTGCTAAATATTATTCGAAATGGCAATTCGATTACTTGGACTGATAAACGGATTACAAGGCATTTGACGTTGTATAATATACATACTTCACAAGATTACGAGCAATACAGCACTAAATATATTCATCTTGGATTGCCAGAAGTGCCAGAATTATTTTCTAAATTTAAGGAGTTTGCGTGGTATAATACATATAAAGAAGGCGAATGCCCCTACTATAATAGGAACGAATGTATGAAAGCAATAAAAAATATAGATTACGATATTGACGATGATGACGATGATGTAAAAATAAATTACTTAAACTCGAAAGATAATAAGATACCGAATACAAACCTATTGCGGTTCTATGGTGGGGAATATAAATGAAAGTTCAACTGACGTTCAACTGACATAGAACATATTAACGCATAAGTCTTTCAACATTTCTAACTCTTTATTATATTCCTCTATTCTATCTAATATGTGTTTTTTATATTCGTCGTTCATCTGTTCGTAATATGCGACTATCTTCTCTTGATTTTCAAGCGACGGGATGGGAATTTTTAAACTTTCAATATCTCCTTTTTTTATACATCCTAATCCTGTAGTATAATGTGCTAAATCCATAATATCATTTTTGATAAATTTCAAATATTGATATAAATAGTCATAATTAAATTCTTTTTTTGGAATTAAAGCATATTGATGCGATGTTCCCGCTGATTTACCATTTACTTTAAATACTTTTCCTAATCCAATATGTTCGCCGTATTTTTTATTACCTGCGCCTCCATCTTTAATTATTATGAGATATTTTTCATAATCAAAACAAAAGTCATCTGTATATCCTTCTGGATTAATAGCTTTATTTGTATAAAATGGATATTTTCCAGATATTTTACAATCTTTTGAATTAAATTTACCAGAACAAATTTTCTCGCAAACCTCCCCAAGCGTCTTCACCTCACTATTCTTATAGATTTCATCTAATACATTTTTTTTATAATATTTTTTAAACAATATCCCATCACTTTTTAACTGTTCCTTTCTTAATTTAATTGTGTCTATGCTCTTTGTAATCTGTTCGCATTCCTCTACAATTTCTTGCTGTCTCTCGATGGAAGGGATTGGGATTTTAATTGATTTAAATTCATCTATATCAATTGCTTTCTGTGCTGTTCCTCTTCCGCATTTAAATACTTGTTCTTTATTATTATCTAAATAATACCATAAATATTCATTAATCATCATTTTATCATTTTTAGAATTAATTGTAAAACCCTGACTATTTAAATAATATTTTTCATTTAATATCATAACACAATTATGTAAAGACATTCCTTCTCTACTTATTTTACATGTTTTACCTTCTCTTGAATATTCATTAGTATAAAATGATGTAAAACCTCCTCCTCCTAATACTGGATATTCCCCTGTTTCTACTTGTCCTTTAACAATTCTTTTGCCATTTTGAAACTCACAAATCTCTCCAAGCGTCTTCACGACAATACCATCATTATATTGTCTTTCTTCCTTCTTTATATATGCGGAATAACTCAAATTATAATTATTATTTTTAATATTATTGATATGAACTATCATAAGTCTCTTAACACTATTACAATCGTCGGGAATATCTAAGAACTCTATATTTTTAGTCGAACCATTGTTTTGAAATATTATAACAGCCGTTTTAATTGATGTATGTTCAAACGCTTTACCACTTACATTTATAATTTTAAGAATATTAACATTATCGCACATATATTTGCGAAACTTCTTAAACTTATTACCTGTAAATAACTCTCCATCTGGCAATACAATCGCACACGTTCCATTATCTTCGAGCATATATATACAATGCTGAGTGAATAGACACGCTCCATTATTTGTATCAATCGGATAAACATCTTTAAAATTTACACCATTGCTATTACTATCTCTATTCTCATTGAACCTCTTTTCTAAATCTTTGTAGCCCATCTTTGTTCCAAATGGAGGATTTGTAAATATAACATCGAACTTTTTAGTGCCGATAAATGAGTTATCACATACGCTATTACATAACTGGATATTACTATTAAACTCGCCCGTCGCAAGTAATAGTGAGCATTGTCCGAACTTAATAGTATCTTTTTCCGTTTCACATCCATAAATGTTCGCAGGTGATACATTACCATTACTATATGCCCTCGTCAATAAACCACCAGTCCCCATACAACAATCATATATCGACGGATTACCATAACCCTTGATAATATCATTTAATCCGCATCCGTGCAAAAGGGAGTGAATTAAATGCCTTGGTGTGAAAAATTGTCCCAGTTCCTTCGCACCCTTGCCTCCACTATATTCACGAAATGCTTCGTGAATATCTCCGTATGATGTAGAGAATGCATCTATAAAATCCTTATCAATCTCTAATTTACAAATAATTTCGATGAGTTTCATAAGGGTTTTTTCATCCTTGCCAAAATTAAAGGTGCTATCTTCATCGGAGTATATACCTTTAAATATTTTTTGTAGAAAATTTAGAACATACATCTTCCATTCATTTAAGGGATTGTCTGATTTCCTTATCTTAGTTAAGTCGCAACAATACGACATATATTTTTCGTATTTTTCGAGCGTTATACCATCCTCGTCGAATAACTTTTTACACTTCTTGTATAATTCACTCTCCTCATTTTCAAATTGAGATTGTAAGATACGAATTGTTAAGATTTTCATAATATCATTTTGTGCTTTTGTTCCGACAACCGAATTATCATCTCTCAATAAATTATGACAACTCTTGATAGTATTCTTTAACTTATCTTTCATCTGTTTATAATTTACGTTGGTATCGCTATTTTCTTCCAACGTCCAGACAATCTCGTTTATATCTTGAACTTCTTCGTTCATAAATGTTTGCTCTTCTTCCATTCCTATGTCTATATTATTATTTGATGATTTTGCCTTATACGGTTTTTCTTCTCCCTTTTCTTTCATATCCTTCTCTATATTTCTAATTAATACGCTTTTAGCACGAGGTTTATTACTTTTTGTAAGATAATCATTCGAATCAAAACATCGTTCCTTACAGATTTCTATCAATTCATCAACAGTAAGACTACTCAAATCAGTTGTTATTTCCATTTTGTTGTTTATAATATTTAACAATATAATTATCATTTTTTATATTCGAACCACAGATATTATACTTAGCCTTTCTCAATATTCATTTTACATCTAAATATCCCAAAGTATATGTTTAGTAATACTTGTGATGTGAAGCGGCGTAGAGCATCTCAGGATATGTTAGAGAACTTCGAAAGGTTATAGAAGGTTCTTAACTATTTCTATAATCTTTTAGACTTTCCAAATCTTTTAGACTTTCTAAAAATCCATATAAGTAAGTAAATAGAACACATTATATAAAATGGATATTGGCGACCCTCTAAGGAAATGTGATACTTGTAAAATAACAAAACCAAAGAGCCTATTTTATAAATATAAATATTGTAAAAGATGCCATATAAAAAATTATATAAAGGAACATATTCTTACAGCAAGAGTTGCTAATCATCTAAACTTATCAATCGATGAAATAAATAATATAATGGAAAATAGAGATGATGTTAATGTTACTACAAGAAGCCTTTTTGGAGAACACGAACGATATGATGATGTGATTATGTATTTTACAGGACACAATATGAGAGACAGCACTATTATTACAAATGACGTCATCGATAACTTATTAGATGAAAATATGGTATCATCATAAATCCCGCATTTGCTTTGATGATGCGAACATATTTATAGTGATACTCGTGGTGATACACGTCCCTTATATCTTTTTAGAGGTCGCCTCGCACTGCCACTGCTATTACTTTTTCTAATTCTTTTTAGAGGTCGCCTTTTTATAACTTTCGGACTGCTGTTGCTTTTTCTAATTCTTTTTTTGTTTATCTTTTTGTCATCTAATGTAAAGTTTGACATGATATTTACTAATTCATCTATTTGCGGTGCGGATTTATGTAATATATTTCGTTGCTTTTGCTCTTCTTCTTTAATTAATACCATCTGTTCTTCATAATGCCGTTTTTCTTCTTCTTTCTTCTGTTCATCCTGACGCAATCTCGCAGTTTCTCTTCGTTCGTCTGATAGACGCTTTCGTTCTTTTTCCTGACGCAATCGAACTGCCTCTTTTCGTTCATCCGATAGACGCTTTCGTTCCTGACGCAATCGAACTGCCTCTCTTCGTTCATCCGATAGACGCTTTCGTTCTTCTTCCTGACGCAATCGAATTGCCTCTCTTCGCTCTTCATCCTTACGCAATCGAATTGCCTCTCTTCGCTCTTCTTTCTGACGCAATCGAATTGCCTCTCTTCGCTCTTCTTTCTGACGCAATCTCGCAGTTTCTCTTCGTTCGTCTGATAGACGCTTCCGCTCTTTTTCTTTTTCTATTTTGTTAGGAAACAGAGAAGGAATAAAAAGAGATAAGGGAGTCAATAGTCGTGCTAATTGGGATGGGTTGGGTTTTTTAGGAATTGCCTCTTCTTTAATTTGTTCCTCTAATCTCACAGTCTCTCTTCGTTTTTCTTGAATTGACGCATCTTCTTTAATTTCTTGATGAACTTTTTCTACATCCGATTGAAAACGCAATCTCGCTTCTTCTAATCTCACAGTCTCTCTTTGTTTATCTGAAATATCGACATCTCTTTGTTCTTGACGATATTTTGCTACATCCGATTCCTTCGAATGCGATGTATCCCTACTCGCATTTTTACGAACATATATAAACCTTCTTTTACCTTCGCTAAAATTATAACGGTTTATGTTTGTTTTTTGTGCTTTGTCGTGTAATTCACAATCATTATCCCATAGATAAAAGTCTCTATCTTGTAGTATATTCCAATTATGTGGGATAAGTACGCACGGAAAGTTTCTTCTACCCATATAAGGTTCTCCATTAAATATATACTTCTTATTTTTACAAGTCATTCCTACGATAGCGTGGTCACTGTTCGCATTTATTAAATATACTGAATCTAAGTTATACTCAAAGCCATTATATGTTATTTTTTGTTTCATAGAAGATAATTCTCTCGTTATATTGTCATCAACAATTTTATTATTTGCGAATGGTGTTAAAAAAGGGGTTCTTGTAATAATTAATATAGAAGGAGCATGTCCATCGTCCTTATATACACCTACATTAGGGTTTAAAATGTAGGGTGGCAATCCTGGAATATAGGGTACTGTATTATCGATAGAAGATATAGAAATGTTATGGTCAAACTCTTTGTTAATACTTGAATAATAAAGTTCTCCTTTGTATTTTGGTGCCGGTTCATAATCAAACATTTTACAATCAACGCCTAATAAGTTATATAGTTTGTATATATAAGAATCCATATGGTATCTTTTGTTATCGTCTGGATTATATGGAAAATCATTACTATTCATTTCGAATAACCGTTTTAATATTTCTACAAACGTAGCCTCATTAAATGTTCTGTATTCCTTACTATTATGAGGGTCGTCTCCAACAATTAAGTATCTATCATACAACAGATTTTTAAATAATGAAAATACGATTCTTTCCATAGTCGTCTTTCCTCGTATATCCCACGTTTTCGATGCCTCCATTATTACTCTGCGACTACGCTGACTGTAAAACATAATCACTATAATCGCCAAAAACCAGCAAATATTCTTAGTCTTCTGCATCGGTCTTAGAATACGCGAACATATACCTAAGTTAGGTTGCTTAGGCGGCATATCTATTTGTATTCATATATTTTAATATTTATCCGCGAAATAGGACAGTGTCTGCTTCTTATATATCGTAGCCTTAAATGTCTTACCTTTATACATCTCGATATACAATGTGTTCCCGTCGTATATTTCATTACATCCGATGTCATCGTCGCAATTCATATTATCGTGGCGAATCGGCAATCGAAGCATCGTATTTTTATCCGTCGTCGTATAGTAATTCCATCTATCTCTATGGTTATTTGCTCGTTTGCTAAACAACGGCAATATGGTCGGCTCAGTCTCGTCATTGGATGTTAAGATGCCTACTTGCTGATAAGCGGTGTTAGCGGCGGGAGCGACGGGGTTCTCGCGATTGCCATCATACGTTGGCAGTTCCTTGGGATATACTGGAATGGTGCTTTCTGCCTTCGGACACGACACGCACGACGGACACGACGGACAAGGCGGACACCTATCAACCACCTTGACATTTTTCTCAACGATTTTATAATATAACAAAGTGCTAACAATCAATAGCAAGAATACCAAGATAACAATAAGGAAATATAATATATTCACAGATATCGTTCTCTTCGCAGCCATCGGCTTTTCCTTATATACCTTTACTATTATTATTTATTTTTATTGATACCGAAGGTCAGTCCATAGGTTATGTAGTCGTGTATTCCGAAGAATCGCGGGTTTCCCGAGATGATGTTGATATGATAAAACCATTTAAAGGGGATGATAAGAATCTTATTTTTATTTAATGGGATTGTTGTGAGCGTTTGGGGTAATATGTCGTGTGATATAGGAACGTTGTTCTCTTGCTTTGTGAGAGGATTCCCGAGCGTTATTTCGACAGAGTTTTCTTCACTGGCATCGGCATAGATAAGAAGATACTTGTGATGGTTTCGATTCCATCCCCAGATGTTCGGGATAAGCACATCATATTCGACGATATTATAGTTGAACCAATCCACTAAGATTTCGTCGATATTCGTGATACTATCTTGGATGATGATGGGTTGCTTTTTGTAGAGCAGATTAAAATCGAAATACCTCGATTCTACTTGGTAGATGATAAGTTCGTCATAGAATATGTAGTATAGCGACGCATATAGTAGGAGCAGGAAAATGAAGGCATAGAGGTAGCCGTAGCCGTAGCCGCCGCTGCCGACGCTGCCATACATCATATGATGATTATTTATTTACTATGAATATAATAAAAACCACAATATTATCACGTAATAATTATTATTATATATTATAAGAGTAATATAAATTATTGGATGGATAATAATAATAATCTCAATTATTTTACAATTTATATATGGATTATAATCGCAATTATTTTGGCAATACCAATGCTCCCATATCTTATATTAATGTATCGCAGCAACAGACACGGCGGAAGCGGCGGAAGCGGCGGTAGCGGCGAGAACAACGAACATTTGATAAACGCTTATGATGAAGTAAGCGAACCACTCGTGATTTTCAATACGTTTAATGAAATCTATCTGTTTTGTACCTATATTCTATTTCGAAGGTTGAAAGTATGCGAAAGTGATAACAAAGACGATACGCAGATTTATAATAAGCATCTATCCGAAGTTTCGGAAACTTTGGAATTTGTAAAAAGAAATCTTGATGACACGACGAAGAAGATTGAAGAATTGAAAATGAAGGCTTTGGAGGCAATCATCACGAATCGGAAAATACGCGAAGACCGCGAACACACAGAGTATATTGAGAATATGAAAGAATACAACGCAAACGCGAGGCATTCGAGTGATAATTTAAGAAAATGGTTTAATATATTTATTGATAATTTCAAGTCAGTCGTTGTAGCATTCTTCGAAGGCGTCGCATTCGTTGTGCGAATGGTGGTAGAAGTCGTAAAACTCATTGTTCCTGCTATCGCGGCGTTGCTACGAAACCCCGTGTTTGTGGGATTTATAATATTGGTATGGCTAATCTATGTTATCTTAGGACTTATAAAGGAGGCTTTGGATAAAAAGAAAGAAAGGGAGGCGGAGGCGAATAAAGACGTTGTGAAGGATGAGGCGGATATCGAGGGTTCGAACTCGTATCTTTCGTTCTTCAAGGATATTATCGATACATATAACTATTTTATGAATATGTTAAAGAACTTTAAGATGTCCACTACGGGGCTTTTTGGAAATGCGGGAGATGACAACGATACGGGGCTAATCGACCGAGAAGAAATCAAAGGCAACTCGCACGATAACTTATCCTATATAATGCTTTCCGATGTATTCGCTAAGGATGAAGTTAATCTATATTTTGGCGATGTCTCCATCGATGACAACAAATATTACAATGTTCTTTTGCCAGAAGAGAGGTTCAAAGGTAATACTGAGTTCTCCTTTATGAATGAGAAATGGAAGGTGATGAATCGCGTTGAAAATAAGAATGAAAAGGTATGGCGAATCGATTGTCAGAAATTAGACAACGTGATACGAAAAGACAAGGAAGGGAAGGCGATTGGTGGTGATATACCAGCGTATAAAAGCGATAGCGACGGAAAATGTAGTATCAATCAAAAGGCACTTGCCGATTATCATATAAGTTTGATACCTGAACCAGTAAGAATCTCATTATCGACCGAAGGTATTCGATAGAAGACGATAGACGGAGACCGAGTCGGCGTCGATAGACGGATGCTTGTATATTTATTATCTAATATATTTTTAAATGAGTATATGCGAAGGAATATCAACAAATAAGTATGTATGTAAGGACGACGCGAACAAATATACGGTGAATACTACAAATCCTGTGTTTCAAAATATAAAACCAGAGAATATTAAAATCGCGAAAAACGAAATCGCCTTAACACCCACCACGGACAACCATTATTTTTTAACAGAAGAAACGGCACATTGTAGCGAAAAGTGGCAACATTGGTTCTGTATCCCGAATTATCATAATCGCAATCGAATCAACAAATACCCTTTTACAGATATGATGTCCGTCGGCAAATGCTATACGTATTGTGATAACAGCAAGACATCGATTGTGCCGACACTGAATAAGAATGGCAAATGCTCCGTATATGAAGACGGTAGCGGCGGTAGCGGCGGTAGCGACTTGTTGTTTAACCCTCTCGCGATTATCGCGATGTTTGGGACGAATCTATATCATAAGACGACCGACCCAGTGATACCCGGCTATAATAATATTCGCGATACGATTGGCATCCGCGGTTCGTATTTAAATGATTTATATCGAGTGAATAATAGCGACACCTTTATAACATTAGAGGAACAGAACCTTGTTCTTAGTGGCAAAACGATTGCGAACGCCATTTATGGAAAGCAACAGAAAATAATACTGAGTATCATAAGACGCTTCATTTCGAAAGGGTTAGACGAGGGTGCGATGGGGAGTAGGGAGATAATACATATCAAATACGATATTAAAAAAGCCTCTGATTTTTTTATTCAAAAATATGTGAAGGATATAAAATACACGAAGAATAAGCAGGTTAAATTATTACAAAAAATCAAGGATTATCCGTTTAAAACGTCAGATTTAGAAGATGTATTTGGCAAGGACACGAATAAGAAGGATAGATTGAAAAACGCGATTGCGTATGCCAATCTTATTATGAATTTCGTATGTAAAGATGGAAGTGCGATAGATAACAGGATACGTCATTTATTCAAAATGAACAACATTGTTCTTACTGGGAATGACGAGACGAATTTGATTAAAATATTTAAGACCGCTTGTTATAGTTGCTTCGCAACGAATTATGACATATTCGAAGGGTATTTGAAAACCATCATCGGGACGGACGGAGATACGGTATTCTACAATGACGTGAATAAGGTATATAATTACGACGCAGCAGCAGCAGATACTTTATTTCTTTATAAATGTACTATTGCAGAGACAGACCTCGACGTCGTATCCACCGAATCGAAATACAATATACCCTATTATAATAATATAACCTTCTATGACCACCAGATATTGTCGGAATATAGCGATAACGAGAAGTCGTTTGTCTATATGCTCACGATATTTGGAATATGTTTAGGATTCGTCGCAGGGGGGTGTCTTCTATACGCAATCGCTATACACATAATTCCCCCAAAAGGAAAGGCGTTGGCATATATGATTAGTTATGTCAATTTCTGCTCGTTGTTTTATAGTTTGATAACAATCACGTTAATAAACGTATCCAGTTATGTATATTATTATTTACTATGTAGATATAGTGCTTCGAATTATACGATTATCAGCCTATTTTTCAAAATTATCAATATCATCATCATCATCGCTTTGGTATCGTATGTGATAAACACGGTATTAAACTTGTTGAATATCAACTACTGTATGTTATCCAATGAGAATGGCGGGGAGGATTGTAATAGCAAGTATGTATATTGGTATTTGGTGTATTTGTATTTGATTGCGATATATGCGTATAGTATGTATTTGATGCGATATGGACGAACAGACATCGAGTATGACGTCTTAGTGAATGCGGATGCGATACCAGAGCATTCGAAGCAATATATACATCTTCTATTATTAGAAAGATATTTAACGAACATCAAGGCGATGTTTGACGTGTATTCAGGTGCGGAACTTAGCAAAGCGGTAGCGGAAGCAGCGAAAGTCCCGAAAGCGACAGATGCGGATGCGGTGGAAACGGAAGCAACGACAGATAGTTTAATGCCTTCGGATTTATCTGCCGTCATACCTAATGATATCACAGCATTTGCCTCTAACCCACTCGCACAAGCACAAGCATTAGCCAACCCAACCGCCCTTTTACAAGGAAAAGCACAAGAAGCATTCGCACAAGCATTAGCCAACCCAACCGCACTTTTACAAGGAAAAGCACAAGAAGCATTCGCACCAGCCAATATTTTAAAGAGTATCCTTTAAGTAGGAAGATATTTTAAGGAATATTTAGATTTCTTTTTTCTTTTTATAAAGTTTTTAAAGATTATAATGTTATGAGGAGTATATAAGAAATATATGTAAAGGAATAAACAAAGTGCTTATTAATGGATGATAGCAATATATATTTGCTAAATATCAAAACAATACAGGCATCCACCTTTAAGCAGGTGATAGACGCCTTGAAGGAAATCCTTATGGATGTCAATTTAGAGATAGACGAGACGGGTATCAAGATTGTCGCGATGGACAATACGCATATTGTATTGATACATCTCAAACTCGAAGCAGACAAGTTTGAGGTATATGAATGTGAAAAAAAGATATATGTCGGTATCAATATGCTACGGCTACACGCTCTGATTAAGACGATTACGAACAACGACATCTTATCATTGTATATCTTGAAAGACGACCCGAACCATCTCGGTATCACGATTGATAACAACGAGAAGAACTATAAGACGAATTATAAACTCTCGGTGCTTGATATTGATGTGCTAAATATCCAGATACCGCCAGTAGATTTTCATACGATTATCAATATGCCTTCGTCGTATCTTCAAAAGATTATTCGGGACATGCACAATTTGGCGGAGTTCATTGAGTTTCGCAACATCAACGACAAGTTGATTTTGAGTTGTAAGGGGGACTTTTGCTATCAAGAGACGATACTGGGTGCCGAGAAGTCGCAATCCATCACCATAAAAAAGAATAGTGGTGAAGAAGACCAAGAAATCATTCAAGGGATATTCAGTCTTAAATATCTGTCTATCTTCACGAAATGTACCAATCTCTCGAATACCGTTGAGATATATCTTAAAAACAATTACCCGATTATCTTGCGATATACGATAGCGTCCTTGGGTGAAATCAAGTTATGCCTCTCGCAACAGGATATAAGTTAAGGGCGAGTCTGGCGTCTGACGAAGTCTTTTATTTTTATTCTATTTATAAAAATTGATTCGTTTTTGTGTCTTAAAGAATATGAATAAGCAATGAATAAATTGCCTATCAACGAAAGGGCGGTTATCAAGGATTTTATCCAAAAAATACAGGATGATAATATGGCTGATATAATATGCGGTAATAGACGACTCCAAGAAGAACAAATTGAAAGACTTAAAAAATTAAGAAGAAATATAAAAATTACAAGAAATATACATATAGCGTCGTGCGTAGGAGTAGTCGCCTATGTAGGTTTTACGCTTATAACACGTTAGATGGATATTATTATAAAAATTGCTTATCATCGCTTTCATTCGCTATCTCATTACTTTTATACACACAAACAATGAATATATCTCGGGATTATGAAGAAGCAATGAATATATCTCGGGATTATGAAGAAGCAATGAATAGATTGCCTATCTATGAGAGGGCTGTCATAAAGAATGTTATCGAAAAGATACGCTATGACGAGTATTGGGGCGATTGCTTCAATGAATTAGAAAAAAGAAGAGACTTAATGAAGAAGAAAGAAGCGGAACTAAAACTTGCTAAGAATCGAGCAATAGGTATTATGTGCGTGGGAACAGTTGCTTATTCTTGTGCGGTGCTTATAACACGTTAGATGGTATTATGTAATATATGTAATATATGTAATATATATGTATATATCATATTTATTTTTATATTTTATATACGGATATAGTATAGGAAACGTACGTATGGAGAGGTTGTTAGTATATGACCCGATTAATTTAGAAAATATACCAGTGAATGATTACCTTCATAATGATACGAATAATATAGTTGTCATTCTTAATAAGAAAGCGTATGGGGTTAATAAGGCGTTGTTTATGTTTAATAATGAAATGAAAAGATGTATCATAAAGAACAACGCGTTGCTTAAACAGACGACCTATGATAACCCTGAAACATTCTATAACATAGGGTATTTTATTGGGAAAAAGGTTATTGTTAATCTGGATACATTAAATGATGTATTGAAAACACACAGAATTATGGAACTAACTTCAAAAACCACAGGACATACGTATATAAATAAGGAGTTATTAGAATTAACAACAATCGGCTTACTGAAACAGTCTGAAAACACGATAGGAAAGGTTAATTTTAAACACGCCTACGAAGACGTATATTTTGATAAGTTAATATCCGATTTTTTAGAAGAATATTCTTTCCGTCTATACGAGCATATAAATAAAAGTTTATTAAATCCTGAAACATATAATAATAATGAACCATTACACAAGAACTTAATTTCGGTATTAAAAAACGATTTAAAAGTTAATAGAAAAACATTCAAAAACATAGATTTTAAAGAAGCGATTGACAATGTAATTACAAGTATAGACAGGGTTTTCATTGAAGCAGCACCTCGATATGAAAAAACATATATTCATAAAGTTTTTTATAGAGGAATGCTGATGAAATATAATCAATTAGAAAACATAGGTGATACAGCACTAATTCTTAATTATACATCTGTTTCTTTGGAATATACTGTTGCGAAAGGGTTTGCTGGAAGAGGAATAAACTCCGCCATATATAAAATATATCTGGAAGAAGGATTACCTTATATCAATATGATATCTACAACAAGAGTTATAAGCGAACAAGAATACTTATTGCCGCGAAATATAATATTTGAACTTATAAATAAAAATGGAAATGAATATACTGTATTGGCAAAGCCCTTTAAACAAGACCAATTTACTATTAAAACTGGGTGTTATCCAACAGACTTTTATGATATCGTCCCTCATACCGTCGTATGTAAAGGTAAAAGCAAAGACAATATCATACCTGTTAAATTAAAGAGATGTCCTAAGGGAATGATGCGAAATAAAATAACGAACGAATGCGTTCCAAAAGATACAAATGCTAATGTTGCGAAGCCTACGAAGGTTGCGAAGCCTACGAAGGTTGCGAAGCCTAAGCCAACGACACCACCAAAACCGAAGGCTAAGCCAATAAAGGCTAAGCCAATAAAGGCTAAATTAGAGCGTTGTCCTAATGGAACTCGACGTAATCCTAAAACATTACTATGTGAAGTTAAACGAAGTATAATGATAGTTAAACGAAGTTAAACATATCTATTATTTTTATATTTTACAAAAGTCCTTGTAGAACACGAGGAATATCAAATAGAATGACAGAGCATTTGCTATCCAACACCACATCGACCCCCACGTATGCGTTTCCTTATATAGGATTATGGATACGATTAGGATGCTCGTGATGAATAGAAGCGTAGGATACATTTCGTCAATTATCCAACGCACCGCAAGGAAGGCATATAATATTGTGATTGCGTATATATTGAGTTTGAACCAGTTCCACGACAGATGCCCGTTTTTACTTGGCGTCGATGAAAACTCGATGGTATCCAATGGTATCACGACGGTGTATAGGGTAGCGATGAATACAAAGTATGCCACCAATAAATAAGGTATCCAGTCAGGGCGTCTTTCTATTTTTAGGATATTGAGAATCGGCTGACATAGCACGACGAACAATGCGATTTGCGATAGCGTCCTGTTCGAAAACGTTTTCGTCCAAATGAAATACTCTATCAGTTGCATGATGACGAAGGACTGATAGAATATAAGACCAAGCAAATTCGTGACGCCATTCGAATACGCAAACAAGGACGCGAATGTGCTGAATAGATAGGTATTTAACGATACGGACGCGTTCCAACACATAATGTTTCTATATAAGGGAATCTATAATATTCTAAGCACGATTGAATCCAATAAGGAATAAGGAATAATGAATATAACAAAAAATTGATTCTTTATCTTCTCATTTATTTCATACAATTCTTTCAAAATGATTGCTTCTGTATCCCCCAACGATGACTGCGACTGTCGCGAACCACAATACGACGATTCGTATGAATACACATACACATATACATACACATATACATACACATATACATATAAGTAAAATCAATCATCCAATAGGGATATTAGATAGAGTAAAATAAGTTAAGGTATTGGCATCGTGGAAGAGGCATTTAGTTTAGGATGTAAAATATATTTAAAGTATATATTTTGTATCTTGCTCAGTGTATTCTTTAATACGTATAGAATCTTATTCATACACACGACATAATTCGATGAGAATATGATATACTCATCATACAACATATAGTTTATATATTTATTAATTTCGTTGAAAATACTTTGAAACCGATTCATTATAAATAAAATATAATTTCATTCCTTTAAGTAATAAGGAAGCCTCGGGCTGCTAAAAGTCGGCATCCAGAGAGAACTTGCGTATATCTGTGTGTTCCTGCTTACTTCCGACGTTCGCCTTGCTATACTGTGAAACGCGACTTTCAAAGAAGTTCGTTTTCGACTCTATGGATATCCTCTCCATAAACGGAAAGGGATTATTCGAGTTCCATATTTTGTCATAGTTTAATTGTGTTAAAAGCCTGTCTGCGACAAACTCGATGTAAATAGACATTAAATCCGCATTCATACCAAGCATCGAGCAAGGGATGCTTTCGATGATAAAGTTCTTCTCGACTTCCACCGCTTCTCTTACGATAGTATGAACGACCTCTTGGGGAAGGCGATTCGCGATTTTAGAGTATAGTAGCACCGCAAACTCGACATGCATTCCCTCGTCTCTGCTGATTAACTCGTTCGAAAACGACAAGCCTTGCATCACACCCCTTTCTTTTAACCAAAAGATACTACAAAACGCTCCGCTGAAAAATACGCCCTCGACTAATGCGAAGGCAAGTAGTCGCTGAGAGAATGGAGCGTGTTCGTCGTTAATCCACTTAAAGCACCACTCCGCCTTCTTTTTGATACAAGGCATATAATTAATCGCATCGAGTGCCTCGTGCTTCTCCTTGGGTTCTTTAAAGTATGTATCGATGAGTAGCGAATACGTCTCCGAGTGAATATTCTCTATCGACATCTGGAACGCATAAAAGAACTTCGCTTCGAGAACCTGAACGTCGTTTAAGAACCGTTCGCCTAAATTGATATTCACGATGGTATCGCTGGAACTAAAAAACGCCAAGATTTGCTTGATGAAAAACTGCTCGTTCTTATTTAATTTATTGAAGTCTGCTAAATCTTTGCTTAAATCCAATTCTTCGGGCGTCCAGAAGCAACTCAGTGCCTTCTTATACATCTCCCACATATCATAATGCTCTATCGGAAAAATAGTTAAACGATTGCTCGGTTCGAGAAGAGGTTCGCGAGATTCATTAGACATTATATTATAATATCAATATATATTTATATACAAATTATCAAAAATCAAAAAAAGTATTTGTAAGGGTTCGAATAAGCCGACGGAACGCAAAATCTTCTTTGATAAAATGCGTCCAAGGGTTAAGGAAATGTTTCCTCACCTAAGCACCGCACAAGCCACAAAAAAGATTGGAGAACTCTGGAAGAGAGAGCAAGGCGAGGACATTTATCGTATATAGGTTGTTAGGTTGTTTATTTTTATTTGTATGTGAAAATTAAAAAGTATTTGTATAGAATAGAAAGATAAGGATGTCGATAAACCCAAACACACTTTACTATAATATGGCGAGTTCGTCTTCGTCATCAGGTGATAAATCATACCCTGTGCTTATTAAGAAGGCAATGGCGAAGATGCCTATGTCCTATAATACCAAGAAGAGTATCGACGAATATTATAAGACTGCTATGAAGGCTATTAACGATAAGAAGAAAGCCGAAGAGAAGGCTAAGAAAGCCGCTTTGAAAGCGAAAGAGAAGGCTGTCGCAAAACCTAAGGCGGTGAAGGGTTTGAAGACTGCTAAGAAACCGAGAGCGAAGAAAGTTGGTGGTAATGATGGTAAGACGATGACGATAGAAGATTACGAAGAATATATACTTGATAATTATCAAAAAGCACACGAAGAAATAACGTATGGTGAATATGATAGTGATTTATTTATTGACAGCATTAACAATATAATAACAACACTTAAACTTGATGTTGTAAAAGCCCATTATAATAAAGATAGTGATATTATAGAAATGGCTCTTTCTAACTTTAAAAGAAGAAAAACTGAAAATGGTGCGAAAGGAATATTGAGTTTGATAACAGACGAATTGAATTTCTAATAAGACTGTTTCATAGGTTCGATAATATTTATATCTATACGAACAATAACGCTAATTTTCTTTCTTACGTCCCATAAGAACTACTCGATAAAAATATTCTATATAAAAAAGAAAAGCAAGATATTTGTGAAAGAACACGAGTTTATGAAAAACATAAAAAGAACGAAACCTGTGGATTAACATATTAAAGCAATTTATACAACCTTCTTTCTCTTCAACTTCGTTAGCAGTTCTTTCTTCTTATAAATAACTCGTATGTCTTTAACAACTCTCGAAAGTTTGATTTAGTTGCCTAATGCGTTTAATATCAGGTATAATATTAATAGAGGAATAAGACCCTTCATTAGTAAATCGCCCACATATAAATCATAAATACGATTCTCCATAATATTATCAGCATCGAATAAAATATCAATATAATATAAGAACTATGCCGAAGCCCAAGTATATCAAGGAACTCAAACGATTTTATATAAATAAATCAAAAATGTATGGCGGTGGAGACGGAGACGAGGATACCTTTGATGGTGATGACTTTGATAGTATTATGAAATATATTTTACATAAACTTAACGATAAAATAAAGATGGGACAAGGGACATTGGCTTCGGAAAAAGAGAAACATCTAATAATGCTTTACGGACCTCTCGCAAGTGGAAAGAGCATCGCAAAGAAAATTATGTTAAGTAAATTGAAAATAGGAGACACTGATTACATCGATATAAACTTAGACGACATTATAGGCAATGACCGAAAATATAAATTGGAACTCGAAGCATTAAAAAAAGAACACGGCAATATAAGTGCTGAGCCAAGCGACAATATACAAAAGAGAGCAACCAACCTATATTTTAGTATTCGAAAGAAAGCCAACTTGGTTTTTGAACTATTGGTATTTATTACGAGGCTATATGATATTTCATTAGTGGTTGAAGTTACTGGCGGAACATATTGCTCGATGGTTTGGTGGGATAATATATTACGCTTTTTTAAAACCAAAAAATATACAATATCACTTATTTATCCTGTTGTAACCGATGTTAAAAAAATAGTTTCAAGAGCCGATGAAAGAGGGAAAGAAATATTTAGATTTGTTTCTTCTGTTGCTATTCGAGAAAGCATAAAAGGGGCAAAAATGAATATCAAAACTATAATATATACTTCAAGAGCAATGTTTCATAAGTTTGATAATATTTATATCTATACTAACGAGGACGCTAACTTTCTTTCATACGCAAAGGAAAACAAGACACAAGAACTACTCGATTTATTCAATAAAAATATTCTATATAAAAAAGAAAAAGGGAAGATAATTACGCAAGGAATAGAATACGATTTTATAAAAGAAATAAAAAGAAACTCTAATATATTTTATGATAAGCAGAAAATGCCTTTAGTACCTGAAACATGTGGATTAACATATTGATATTATCAAGCCTATACAACCTTCTTTCTCTTCAACTTCGTTAGCAGTTCTTTCTTCTTATAAACAACCCGTTTGTCATTAACAACTCTCGAAAGTTTGATTTGATTGTCTTTACACAGTTCCCTGATGTCTTTCATCGTCATAGTAGTATTGTTATGATACCGTCCGCCACCACTAATCCCGTTTGATTTTTCTATATCTGATAATATATCTTCAATATTTTTCAATAAAGTTTCATTTTTTTCATCTAATATTACAGATTGAAATTTATCACTTAAAGTTGAGAAATCTTTAAATAATTTATCATATACATCTGTTGTGATTAACTCCTTTATTTTTTTATAACGTTTATTAATATTGTCTAATCTATTTGCTAATGCCAACAAGCCTTGATTTTTTTCCCATCCATTATGCGAAGGTTTTGAAACATAACCAAGCACTTCTGGAATACTCGGTCTTGCTTGTTTTTTACTTGGCATCCTTCTCTATATACTTATATATCATATAATATACAAAAATAAATAACATAATCATCACCCCCTTACGCCGAGCATAACACGCACGTCTCCGCATTTTCGTCGGCACATCTTCTCTTTTTCTTCGCGAAATCAGGGTCAATCGTAAATTGCTGTGTCTTCGCCTTCGGTCTTGTGCGGAGATAATAAGAACCCGTCTTTAATCCCTTCGAATGTCCGTAGAAATGCATCGATGACAGTTTTTGAAAGTCAGGCTCTTCCATAAATATATTGAGGCTCTGTGTCTGGCAAATGTATTGCCCCCTATCCGCCGACATATCGATAATGTTGCGTTGTTTTATCTCCCACGCCGTCTTATAAATCGCCTTCGTTTCATCATCAATCTCTGGGATATTCTGGACGCTGCCTTCGTGTAATATAATCGTGTCTTTCAGTTCCTTGCCCCATAGCCCCTTGTGAATCAAATCATTAATCAGGTATTTATTAATCACAATAAACTCCCCGCTCAATGTCTTGCGTTGAAAAATGTTATTCGTGAATGGCTCAAAACTCTCATTGAATCCCATAATTTGCGAAGTAGATGCCGTGGGCATCGGCGACAACAGAAGGCTATTGCGAACACCATACTCCTTCACGTCGGCACGAAGTTTATCCCAGTCGTATCTCGCATTCGCATTCGCATCGGCATCGGCATTCCATAAATCAAACTGAAACAAGCCTTGCGACATCGGGCTACCTTCAAACGAACTATACGCACCGATATACTTCGGGTTGCCAATATCCTTCTCAAACTCATTCACGTAATTTTTGATATCCACGTCAAGTATCTTGTGATTCAAACTTTTAATATCGTTGATTATTTGGCATCGTTTCTTCGCCAACTCCATCGACGCCTCTACTGCCGCGTGATAAATCGTTTCAAAGATATCCTTATTCAACTGCTTCGCCTCATCGCTTTCAAAAGGATACCGCATCTGGATAAATACGTCCGCCAACCCTTGAATGCCGATGCCAATTGGGCGATGCTTCAAGTTTGAGCGACGTGCCTTTTCAACGGGATAAAAGTTCTTGTCAATCACCTTATTCAAGTTCTTCGTGATAACCTTTGTAATCTCGTGTAATTTCTCGAAATCGAATACCGGAACGGACACAGACACAGGGCTGCCACGGCTACTGTTGCTACTTACATTCGCTTCATCCGCATCGCCAAACGAAAGATACGACGGAAGGCAAATAGACGCCAAGTTGCAAACACCCGTTTCTTCGGGCGACGAGTAAATCAACACCTCCGCACACAAATTGCTCGACTTAATCGTTCCCAAGTTCTTCTGGTTGCTCTTCTTATTCGCTGCGTCCTTGTAGAGGATATAAGGGACGCCCTGCTCTATCTGTGCCTCCAAAATCTTGAACCACAAGTCCTGTGCGTTTATCTGCTTCGTGTATTTGCCTTCGCTCTCGTATCTCTCATACAATTCCTTAAAGTCGTCTCCATATACATCGCTAAGCCCTCGGCATTTGTCAGGACACATAAGCGACCATTTGCCCTCCGCCTTCACCCGCTCCATAAAGAGGTCGGATATCCACAACGCCAAAAACAAGTCGCGACATCTGTCTTCTTCGCTCCCGTGATTCTTTTTGAGTTCCAAGAAACTCTCGATGTCCGTATGCCACGTTTCAAGATATACCGCAATACTACCAAGCCTCTTCCCCGCTTGGTCTATATATCTCGCGGTATTATTAAAAACACGTAGCATCGGTATGATACCGTTCGAAGTCCCATTCGTCCCACGGATATGGCTACCGTTCCCGCGTATTTGATGGATATGTAGCCCAATCCCACCCGCATACTTTGAGATTAAAGCAACCTCCTTTAACGAATCGAAGATACCCGATACGCTATCGTCATTCACGCTACACAAGAAGCAACTGCTCAACTGCGGACGATTTGTCCCCGCATTAAAAAGCGTAGGCGTAGCGTGTGTGAAATACTTTCTGCTTAACAAATCGTATGTTTGAAGAACCTCCTTGATATCGTGTCCGTGTATTCCAATCGCAACACGCATCCACATATGCTGAGGACGCTCGATAATCCGCTTATTGACTCGCAACAGATACGCACGTTCGAGCGTCTTGAATCCAAAGTAATCAAACAGATAATCCCTCTGATAATCAATACACGTGTTGAGTTTCTCCTTGTTCTTCTGAACTACGCTATATAACTCGTCGGATACTAAGGGTATCGGGTTATTATGATTATCCACGTTGTTATAGAGCGTCTGGATGGTTTCGCTAAACGACGGCGAAGTATTCTTGTGGTGATTAGAAACGATGATACGTGATGCCAGAATACTATAATCGGGATGCTCTATCGACATACTGCTACATAAGTAGGCAGCCAACTCGTCCAACTCGTGCGTCTTCACGCCATCGTAAATACGAGAACAGACCTTCTGAGCAATCTCGGAAACGTCAATGGTTAATCCAGAAGACAGATTTTTCAACCGATTTAAAACCTTGTCGAAACTAACATCCTCCATTTCACTATTACGCTTAATAACACGCATTTTTATTTTTTGAATCCTTGGTTATATCTATATATATGCTTAGTTTTTATATAGAATATAGAATATAAAAAATATATTAAATACTAAATATACTAACATATACTAACATATACTAACATATACTAAAAGCCTCTCGCTACGTTGCTACGCCTGTCATCTACATATTTTTTAAGAGAGTTCGAAGACGTTCCAGATGTGTAAATCTCAAATGTGTCTTTGAACGAGATACTAAATGCCACAATTCGGCTTCGCCTGTTGCCATCAATATCTTTGATGCCTCAGGACAAGCATTATATTTCGATAATGCCGCTTCATACTGAACTTCATCGACTATCTCCTCCCATTTTGCCAAACTTGCTTTGTCAAGCCTTATCATTTTTCTATTCATACGTGCTACACGAGCATCCCCTTTCCCTATCTCATCTCCACTTTCTAATGTGAATAAATATGCTTTTTCAGAACATACAAGTCCTATCCTTTGAGATTGATACACGTGTTCTATCGTGTTATAGGTATGTCCTTTGTATGTGAAAGGACATAAATGAAAGTTCGAAAGCACCTTCCTCCAATCCTTTATCTTTTTCAATTCTTCATACGCATTTTCATCTTTCGCAAACTCATGCACCCCTTTTCCAGCGACAGCATCCTTTGACCTCGAATGGAAATACAGCATATCAGCAGACATCTTCTGTGTTGTTTATATAACAGACATTAGTATGTCAATTTTTAGAAAAATAAAGGAATATCATCTCATTTCATCTCATTTCATCTCATCTCATTTCATTTCATATACGCTACGCGTCGGCTTCTTCGCTACCTTCGCTGCCATAATTATAATCGCATATTAACTTACGTCCAATCGAAGAGGATATCCAGCATTCTATTTTTATTTGTCCTGTATGCTCCTTAGTATGGCATTCTTTACATATCGCCACCAAGTTATGCTTCGCGTTCTTGTGAAACGCGTTCTTATGGGATGCGTTCTTGATAAACCCATCTTTGTCCGCGGACTGTTGATAGACGATGTGATGCGTCTCTTCCGCTTTGTTTTTATTACAGATATTACACGTGTCGATAATTATCTTCGAGTTATATCTTGAACTCTTCTTATTGACTATCGTGCTATTCATACCTTCCACTTCCTTTCGATTCAACTCGGCGTTTTTCATAAAATCGATTGGCATATCCAGTGTTCGACATACATCGATGCCATAATTTGTGCTACCTTGCCCCTCTTGAATCACCCTGTCATAGATAATCGTATTCTGTTCGTCAAAGGTGATTCGGATGTGCTTTACGAATAACTTGGATTTTTTAATGTTGCTTTGAATACTCGACAATTTCGTCAGTTCGTGGAGATGCGACGCGAAGATAAAGGAAGCCCCATTCTGGATGAGCGTATCAATGCCACTCGCCACAATCGATAACGCCGATATCGATTCCGTCCCACAACATATCTCATCGCCAATCACGAGGCTATACTTATTACACCTCCTGAGAATATTTCGCAACTCTGTCATCTCCACCGTAAAACTCGACATTCCCTTATAAATATTATCCAATCCCGATATTCTCGTAAATATGCTGTGATACGGGTAATACGTGAAAGACGACGCGGACACGAACATCCCCGCTTGTGCCATTATAATATTCAAGCCAACCGCTTTCATAAACGACGATTTGCCCGACGCATTTATGCCATAAAGCAAAATACCGTTTTGATGGAGCGAAATGTTATTGCCGACATATTGGAAGTCGTCTTGTATCCGCTCAATAATCGGATGCCTCAAATGCGTCGCTTCGATGAAAGACGACTTGCCTGATGTCGCTTCGCAATCGATAATCGGACGCGTATAACAGTAATCGAACGCGTTCTTCGCCGAGTTCGCAGCGATATCCACGCGAACCAGATATTTCACAATCGCATCGTAGGTTTCCGACGCGGTATTCGCGGGGCTATCGATAAACCCTATTACGAACTCCTTGTAATGGCTTAGCACCAACTGTGAGATTTGCTGACTATACTCGGCAATCGAGTTGCTCTCCTTTATAATCGTGGCATTCGTGAGTTTATACGTGGTCGAAGAAGACGACAACGGCTTCTTCTCAAATGTATTCATCAGTTCCCTTTTATTCTTCAAAGCGTTCTCATATCGCTTCTTGGTAATCGTTAAATAATACCCGTCGCGATTATTGTTCTCCACCTTACACATCGTGCTATCGTTATCTCCGCCTACCTGCGTTATATTCTCACACGACGCATTGATAATCTCAAACGACTTGTTGTATTTTTCAAACAACGCATCGATATCGGGATAGACGCCCTTCTTAAAAAAGTTGATACACGACGATTTGTCTTGTAAGTTCGTGAGATTGTATTTACCCGCCTCCTCTAAATCGATGATATCTATGAATCGCGAGATGACGCTATCGACATCGACGCGGCTATCGACATCCGCTGACGCAGCGAACGCTACAAGTTTCTGTATTTCTTTTGTGGATTGTAAAGCGTCGTGAAACGATACCCAGTCGTGCGGTGCCATCTTGTTGGTCTTCATTTTACGTTTAAGACGCTCCAAGTCCATTATCGTCGAGAGGTGCTTACGAACAATCAAATACGTGTTGTTTTCCAATAACATATCGACGTCGTCGTATGCTTTGCGAATCGCCGATACATCAATCATCGGTTGTAGAAGCCTCTCTTTAAATGTGCGGTATCCGAACGCCGTCGAGCATCGGTTCAATATATCTATCAACGGCTGGTCGCCCTGATACAACCCGAGGACGTTCAATTGAATCGCTGAGTTAAACTCAATCGTCATATTTTTATTCATTTCAAATACTTCGGGGACTTCTTCAAGTCCTTTCACAATATCCGCATTGTGTTCATAGGCGAACTCCAACAAGCAACAAAGCGAAAACCTCGCATTGTTATATTTCTCCAAGTTCAGTATCTCAATCATCGAAAGGAAGCCCTTTTTAATCGCAAAAACCTTTTCTAATATATCACGTTGCTTATTGATATTACTAAAAAAAGCCAGATGCTCGTAGGTGTCCCATTTGTAATGGACGCGAATATTATTGATATTTAGGTTTTTCAATATCCGCTTCTTGTAATCTTCTCCGATTGCCTCGCTAACAATAATCAACTCTGACGGGTTGTAGGTGCTGATATAGCGAAACACCTCGTCGTTTGCGAACTCGGGGTCGTCTTTCATCGACGATACCTCATATACGAAGGTTTTCCCTGTCGATAAATCAATCCCCGATATACCCGCAATGATATACCCTTCAATCACCTCGTAATAGACAACCATTATATAATTGCTACGCTTATTCACGATATTCACGTTCGTTCCGGGCGATATTATCTCCGTAACCTTCCTCTCTGGATTCGGTGGCTCGGAGACTTGCTCCACCAATACAATCGTATAATTACTCGCTAAGATTTTGTCACGGAACTTAGGAAGGGACGCAAGGGGAAACCCTGCCATCACGGGGTTCGCAATGGATATCTCGGCTATCGCCTTGTTTTTACGCGACGTCTGAATCCCGCACAGTTCCGCGATAATATACACGTCGTTATTGAGCGACGCGTCGGTATTCGGGTATATCGTGTAAATCTCAAAGAACGAACCGACTTGCATCAACACGACACACTTGTCGCCATATTTCTCCTTATATACCCTCGTATATTCTAAGTAGTCCTCTAACATATTCGAAAGGAACGATATCACTTAGGATACGCGATATGTCCTTATATGTATGATTTTTTATTTTATAATATATATATAGTATTGAATAATGGCGAAAATTGTATTCCCTGACGAACGGGTCTCTTATAAGGATTTTTTAGATATAAATCATGATATATTAAACAAATATATTGATAAAAGTTATATATTTACTTTAAATAATTATGATAATTTAGATGTAAGTTATATTGATGGCAAAATTATAATTAAAGATAGAAATAATGATAAAGTAGTATTAAATGACAATATGGACACTATCACATCATTAAAAATTGAAGATTTTAATAATACGTTATTTGAAGCGTCTAAACAATATGGTGGTCGCAAAGCACCTGTAAAGAAGGAAGTCTGTGGAAGACTGAGATGTATATACAAGATAGCAGGTTCGAGAAAGGAACACCTTAAATACAAGGGGCAACTCATAACCGTAGCGGATTATAAGAAACTGATGAAGAAGGCGTAATATTTTATTTTTCTATCGCTAATAAAAATTGATATACACCTTACGACAGCAATCCCTTATATAATAATAAAGATATGGAACAGATTTATATTTTGAAATTGAGAGCAGGAAAGTATTACATTGGCAAGACGAGGAACATCGAAAAAAGGTATGAAGAGCATCTAACAGGCACTGGTTCAGGATGGACGAAGAAACACAAACCGCTCTCTTTACTCGCAACCATAAAAAGCACCTCGCAGTTCGACGAAGACAAGTATGTAAAGGAATATATGGCGAAATACGGTATCGAGAATGTTAGAGGCGGAACATATTCTAACATTGTTTTAGATGCGAATAGCATTGCGACATTGGAAAAAGAAATAAGGCATTCAAATAACGTATGTATGAGATGCGGAAGGGACTCCCACTATATAAAGGATTGCTATGCGAAAACCGATGTTGATGGAGCGATTATAAATGATGTTAATAAAGAAGAACCAGACAATAGTAAGAAGAAACAATATGTATATAAAGCAAGAGTAAATAAAAAAGATTCATCATCAATAGAAGATGACAACATTTCTTATTCGGATGATGATGAAGGTTGGAAGGGTAGAAAGAAGTTTGTAAGTAAATCTATAAAACCCTGCGATATATGCGGTATGAAAGGACATCGCGAAGTTAATTGCTATAATTTTTAAAGCAAAGGATTAAACTTTTGTATCAGTTCCTGTTTTGAGATGGACTTGGGACCGATTGTATTATTAAAGTCAAATGTAATCCCAGACAACCGCATTATATTATCCACTACATTTTTATCATTCGAAAACTTAATAAAGTAATGTGATTGTATGCTTTTGTTATCGCATTCCGTATCTATTGTTCCCGCATTCACCCCTACGCGACGAAATGAAATGTCAGGGTTCTCTGTTTTTTTAACGAAACGAAAGTTCAAAGGCTTCATCTGTTCGACAGTCTCTCGATTATAGGAACGTTTCATCCATATTTGAAATATACAAGGGACGTCGTGTGTCTCTCCATTAACAAGAAAAGAGTTGTCAGGCAAATCAATCTCAAATATGCGATGAAAGTTAAGCGGAAACTTCTGTATCAGGCTATCTTTCTTGAAACTTTTGGGTAGAATGAAAGAGATGCTATGGGCGAACTCACAAGCCTTCTTGATAAACTTGATAGCGAGGGATGACTGACGTCCAAACGGAGGATTGCCGACAATATGTATTTTATTTTGAAACTCATTCAGTCCCTTCGCGTAGATGTCGAGTTTCAAAAAGTCTTGTTTGGCTATCTCGTCATTCTCTGGCTCTATGTCGTAAAACAGATGATTGTATGTGAGCGATTTAATGCCCTCTATAAAAGCCCCATTACCAGCACTCGGCTCGATGATTACATCACAGTCATCCATATATACATATTTATCAATATATTCGATACATAACTTGACGGTATCAGGACTGGTATAGTATTTATCGATGGTGTTGCGTCGTAATCCCTTCGCCTGTGAAGCCTGTGAAACAAGTGAAACCTGTGAAACAAGTGAAGCCTGTGTAGCCATTATAAGATTGCTATACTCATTGTATTTATTATGAAAATCATTTTTTAATTCCGTATATAAAAATATATATATATTTACATATATACATTTACATATATGAAACACATCATTTTATGCGACGAAAACCCCTTAGAGTTCGTTCAGGGACGGCATCGCATCGAATACATCATCGAGAATATCCCAAGCGATGAAATCTTTATCATCTACAATATATTCTTAAATCAATTAAACTTCAAAGAGACGATACTAACTAAATGTAAAACAAAACCACCAACACGCTTTCATTTTTCACAGATAGACTATCGAACGCGAGGTATCGCTGAGACGGCTTTTGTAGGCATCCATCCATTTATCGATGACATAGGAGATGACAAGATTGTGTTTATAGATATTCGTCCGACGCCTACGGCGACGACGACGGCTATGACAGAGTATCTGTTTGACAACGTGAAGACGTTCTTAGCAGACGCAAAGACGCTCATAGATAATGACACGTTTATATTCTCCGATGGCAATACCAATGTCAATACCATATCAGATAAAATAATCAAAAACAATATTAAAAATAAAAATAAATTAAGAATCTGCTTTGATTTGGATAACACACTCTTAACATATCCCGCAATCGCAGGAGACTACTCGACTGTCAAGCCGATTTATAAGAATCTTGCTTTGTTGAAGAAGTTGAAGAGCGACGGACACGAGATTATCATCTATACCGCGAGGAGAATGAAGACGCATCACGGGAATATCGGGAAGGTGATAAAGGATATTGCGGGTATCACAATCGATACCCTCGAAAGGTTCAACATCGAATACGACGAACTGATTTTCGGAAAACCGATAGCCGACATCTATATCGACGATAGAGCCATCAATCCCTATATAAACGACTTATCCTACTTCGGGTTATTTTATGATACTGAGGTAGCGGACGCAGCGGACGCCGTGGTTCATCAGTATATACCGAATAAAATAAGAAATAACAAGTATAACAAGATACGAAGAATCGATGATGCCTATATAGTTAAGACGGGACCGATTGATATAATGAAAGGCGAACTCTTTTATTACCAGAATATCCCGAGCAGCCCGAGCGGAATCGAGGATTACTTTCCGCGATTGATTGACTATTCGATTGATGTTAATACGATTGATTTAAAGATGGATTATATCGAAGGGATACCCTTGTATTATCTGTATAAGAATTGCCTTATGACACATCGGCATATCGACGAACTTTTTGATATTCTCGAACACTTACATACCTGCGAGGATACAATCGATAGAATCGATAGAATCGATAGAATCGATTGTATCGTCATAACTCGCGATAATGTTAAAAAGAATTATATAAAAAAGTTGAATAACCGATTTAACAAAGAAGACTACCCTTTCGAGGATGCTGAGGATGTCTTTCGTGCTATCATAGAAGGCATTGAAGCCCACTTCTCCCCTATACTATCCCCAGTAATACACGGGGACTTCTGGTTTTCGAATATTATTTTAAAATACGCCATAGGCGATGCAGGTGGCGACACCGATACAGATAATAGAAATCGTTATAAATTGCTGGATATGCGTGGGATGATTGACGATATCCTCACGCTTAACGGCGATATATACTATGATTACGGCAAGTTATATCAAAGCATCTTAGGCTACGACTTGGTATTGAATGGCGACGCTTCTCGTGATGCTTATTTTCAAGAAATGAAAACTTATTTTCTACAAAAGTGTTTGGCAAAAGGTTTGAATATCGATTTTCTCACATACGTTACGAAAGGCTTAGTGTTTGGAACAATGCCATTCATTTCACATTATGACAATGATGTTAAAAAGAATGTATGGGACTTTGTAAAGGCTATCGCCTAAACGTCTTATATACAAAGCGGTCGTTCGGTAGTTTGTGTATATTCACAAAGTCGTCGTCGTTCGTCCAATTGCCGATATTGTAATAATAGCCCGTTAAATTAAGAGCAATCGAGTGTAAAGCGAACTCCTCCACGCCCCAATTGAAATGGAAGAGGTCTTCTTTAATATCTTTATTTTTTTCGAGAAAATCTACAATTTGCGTAGATGACGCATAGTCGAACCCAAGTCCCTCATGGTGCATATACGGCTGACAAAATCGCCAGTTATTCGCGATAATATAATGGCTCAACTTGGTTTGGAAGAAGATACGCCAGTGCCACTCTTGATGATTCAGTTGTTCGAATGTCGCCCCGTAGGATATCCTTGGCATTGCGTGGTAATTATCCTTGTGTAATGTATTGTAAAACAGGTTTCTGCTCGACAACACCACAAAGTATTCAAAGTCATAGTTGCGAACCGCATACTCCATATTGAGATAGATACCCTTTGTTAAAGTGCCGTGATTATGTATCTTGTTTATCGGCTCTGGGTATAGTTCGACGTTCGTTTTCGATACTTTTGCTGCTTTCGCCGTTCTCGCCATTAGCGGTTTGTTTTTCATTATTTCGTGATACATAAACTCATTGGCGTTTATCAGAACCACAAAGTCGAGCAAAACATTTGCCTCAATATCTTCAATCTGCTTCTGTAAAAACAAGACGTTCTCATGCACATTGATTGAGAATACAATCGTGGTCTTCTTTTTCATATTATTTCAGTTTATTTTCTTATTCTTAAATAATAAAAGGGTATCCCTTACTTTCTAAAAAGAAAAGGAATCTAACATCATTTACCAAGACTCCCCCCTGCGGATACTCGAACGTTAGTAGAAGTGAAGTAGCGAAGCGGCGAACTTGTGTTTAACATATATATCTTTTTTATTAAACTTTATAACTTTCTATAATCTTTTAGACTTTCTATAATCTTTTAGACTTTCTATAAAAAGAAAAAGAAAAAGAAATCTAATATTCCAAAGTATGCTTAGTAATACTTGTGATGCTAAACACCGCTACTTCGTAGCGTATCTGCCGACTTTTAGGATATTTATACTAATCTTTTGTTATCATAGTGGTAATAAGAATATACTTTATCTTCTCTAAAAAAGTAAGCCGATGCGAAGCGGCGTCGAGCATCTCAGGATATATTTAGAGAACTTCAAGAGATTATAGAAGGTTCTTAACTATTTTCTATAATCTTTTAGACTTTCTATAAAAAGAAAAAGAAATCTAATATTCCAAAGTATATGCTTATTACATCTACTTATTACCATTATGATAGCAAGGCTACCCCCTGCGGATACTCGAATAGGCGTCGAGCATCTCAGGATATATTTAGAGAACTTCGAAAGGTTATAGAA